TTGAAGCATACGGTAGCCTGCAACAGTCTTCCCCTTGGCACAAAGGTCTACATACAGGGTGTCGGCACAAGAGTGGTGGAAGACCGTGGAGCATCTTGGCACAGTGATAACTGGATGGACTTGTATCTGTCGAGTGAGTCAGCCTGTGAGAAGTGGGGAGTCAGAAAGAGAAAGGTTTGGAGGGTGAAGAAGTGAAGCACACACGGCAGGAACTGGCACAGTGGCAGGCCCTTCCGCTTGGCATCAAGGTCAGAATGACACAGCAGAGGATTCGGGACTGGGTCAGAGAGTATGGTGTCGATGGTGTGTATGTCAGCTTATCCGGAGGGAAGGACAGCACTGTTTTGCTCCATCTGGTCAGGGAACTGTATCCCGATGTGAAAGCAGTCTTCTGTAACACTGGCCTTGAATATCCAGAGATTGTCCAGTTTGTAAAGACTGTCGAGAATGTGGAGTGGCTGAGACCAAAGAAGACCTTCAGACAGGTCATTAAGGATTATGGGTATCCTTTCATCAGCAAGGAAGTATCCGAGAGTGTATACGGAGCAAAGAAATACTTGACAAAGCTGATGAAAGAGACTGATGCTTCGCAGACAGACAGACAGATAGACAGACCGACCGACTACAGTCTGCGTAAATTCATAGGTCTGACACAGGGGAGTATCCCTAGTGATGTCATGAAAGAGGTTGCTGAAATGAACGGTGATCTGCCGTACAAAGTAAAAGAGCTGCTGGGAATCAGCAAAAAGAAGGACGGAACAGCTTCGATGTTTGACTATAGCAAATGGCTGATGCTTGTGAATTGTCCATACAGTATCAGCCACCACTGCTGCAATGTCATGAAAAAAGCACCGATGCACAACTACCAGAAGAAGACTGGCAGAAATCCGATGACGGGTCAGATGGCATCTGAAAGCAGATTGAGGACACAGGAATGGCTACAGCATGGATGCAATGGATTCGACCTAAAAGTGCCGACAAGCAATCCAATGGCCTTCTGGACAGAGCAGGATGTCCTTCTTTACATCCTCCGCAACAACATACAGATAGCAAGCATATATGGCGATGTGGTAGTGGACTGGAAAGCAAGTGACATGATTCCAGGTCAGCTGACAATGGCAGATATCTATGAGGACAAGGAGCTGTTCGACCTTGACAGACCGATACTGAAGACCACAGGAGTAAGCCGAACGGGATGTATGTTCTGTGGCTATGGAGCGCATCTTGAAAAGCCCGGAGAAGGGCGGTTTGAGAGGATGAAGGAAACACATCCCAAGCTATATGACTACATCATGCGGCCTTCAGGGCTGAACTACAAAGAAGTCATTGACTGGCTGAATGAAAACGCCGGGACAAACATAAGATACTGAGGAGGAGAACATGAGTGATCCTGAATACATCAAAGCCTACGGTTTCATGAACGACCTCCAGAAGGAAGTCATGCACGATCTCTGGATGAAAGCATGGAATGGCGGTGACGGTCTGTGGGTAAAGTACAGTGAGGTAGAGAAGGCTGTCGCTGAAATCGTGATGGCCAGTCTGGAGGAAAACGATGATTAACCGAGAGCTAATGGAGAAGACATTTGTTGCCAACAGCTTTTCGTTTCGTGGAATATCCGAGGTAACAGGACTGAGTCACCAGACTGTGATGACAACGATCTCCGGGGAAAGAGATCCCAAGCTGTCCAATCTGGAGAAGGTCTTGAAGGCACTCGGTCTGGAGCTGGTAGTGAGGAGGAAGGGTGAATGATCCTACTTGGCGAGTGTTACAGAAATAACCTCTGCGTGGATTGCGATTCTGAAACCTGTTATGGGGCAGGGAAGAAAGAATCTGACTGCCCTCTCTATCACTGCCCATTTCCCGGTCTGGATTGCGAAAGTGAATGCAGCTTTATAGATGGGTTTATCGAGGAAATGAGGAGGAAGGGTGAATGAGTGCCAAGATGAAGGCATACATCGCCAGTGACAGGAACGGTGATGAAGGGACATGCATAGTCGTTTTTGCTGAAACAGCAGGAAAGGCAAAGGCATACACTGCCGGGACAGTCACATTCTGCGATTACGGATTCACTGGCATAAGGGTCGAAAGGAATGTCTCTCTGGACAGGTTCTACCGTGGGAAGCCAGAAATGGACTGGTTTGAACAGAAAGACCGTATGGCGATGGTGCGATATGCAAACATGGAATGCTCCTCGGAAATGTCAGATGCTGAATGTCCATGCGAAAAGTGTGATTCCAGGAAGTGGTGCGGGAGATATGAGCGTATGCGTGATGACGAGGAGGACTGGAAGGAATGAGCGGAGGAAGTCTTTCGTATTTTTGCTATACACTGGAGGAGCATGTCGGTGACTTTGCCGACAAGGAACTGGATGGTCTTGTCAAAGACCTTGCACAGCTTTTCCATGAACGTGAGTGGTATCTGAGCGCTGACACATGCGAGGGTAACTGGAAAGAGGCCAGAGACGCTTTCAAGGAAAAGTGGTTTACAGAGCATGGACGGCAGGAGAGAATTGAGCAATACCTTGCGGAAATCGCCAGGGAGGTGAGGGATGCTTTCGGAATGGACACGCACCGCTGTCAGACCTGCAGACGCTGGCATTTAGACCAGAAAAGTGATGTATACGGACGGTGCGATTTTAAGAAAAGCTGTCGAATGCACCGTTCGGAAAGTTGCGAAAAATGGGAGGACGAAAATGGGTGATCATAGATTAAAGCCGTGTCCATTCTGTGGTGGAGAAGCAAAGTTCTTGCGTATTGCTGGAGATTACGGATATACAGCGGATACTTATATGGTAGGGTGCCAATGCTGCGGGGCAACTATTAAAAAATCAACTGGCTACTGTAATCTCACAGACTCAGTGATAGAAGCATGGAACAGGAGGGTAAAAGATGAGTGAAGAAGTCAATGCGATTATAAACAACTTGTGTGACAAACTGGGGACAAGTGCAAAGCTGTTGATCCCGGAACTGGCAAGACTGAGAATTGTCGAATCGGCTGTTCTGCTTGCTATCTTTCTTGTGATCCTGATTGTCGGTTTGTATTTCCTGCCGAAAGCGTGGAAGTATGACCATAGAGAAGAAGATGGGTATCGGTATAGCTGTGATGATAGCGTATGGTTTTTGCTTCCGTGTGTGATTACTTTTGTGGGTTTTATAGGAACAACAACACAGGTCTTTGAATTGGCAGGATGGCTTGCATCTCCAACAGCAAAAGCAGTTTTGGAAATAGTGAGGATGGTGAAGTGATGAGTGACTTGAAACATTGCCCGTTTTGCGGTGGCTCTGCGGTGAGCATAAAAAAGATTGAACCACGTCTTTACAGACCTGTCAGAAACCATCCATACAGCGTTGTGTGTTGGGAATGCGACCTTTTCTTTGGGTATGACGAGGACTATGGTGGCAGGTTTGATACAAAAGGGGAAGCAATCGAAGCATGGAACAGGAGGATAAAAGATGAAAGACCTTAAACCGTGTCCGTTTTGCGGTGCAATGCCTCAATGCGGAGTTGACTTTTATGAAAGTCATGCCGCTGAGGTAAAACTTGCCGCAGTTGTGGAATGTACTGGGTGTGGTATAGCTAAGAGAGTCATTTTTAATGCTTCACATCCCATAAGTCATATTCCGTTTCGGGATTTTGATGATGCATTTGACGATGTGGTAAACGCATGGAACATGAGAGTGGGTGATGCAGAAAGGAAGACCGATGGCGATACTGATTAAGGGCATGAAGATGCCAGACAGCTGTGGAGAGTGTCCGTTGCATGACGGTGAGTATGGATGGTGTAATGCCAACACGGATATTGTTATGAGTTTTGATGAAAGGCCAAGAAGCTGTCCGCTTGCGGAAGCTGAGGAAGTCCAGGATGCTGTCAGCAGACAGGCTGTACTTGATAAAGCATACGCTTACGGCAATGGATACGAACCCGATGGATTTTGTGTCGATGTTGAAGATATACAGGCATTGCCATCTGTACAGCCAGATATTAAACAAGCCGCAAAATTGCTGTCAGATTTTATCGAAAGTTGTCCGGGCGGAGAATCGTATTTAAAGATCGGAAGAGC